AATACAATGAAGAATCAAGAATTAAACACTTTAGACAAAATTAAGGAAGTCTTAGGTCTTTCTGTAGAGAAAGAAACTAAAGAGATTGAAGTTAAAGATGAAGTTGTTTTAAACGAAGATGTGAAGCAAGAAGAACCTAAACAAGAAGAAGAAGTTAAGGTTGAAGTAAAATACGCTACACAAGAAGAACTTGCAGAAGTTGAAAGCAAGTTTATGAATATGTTTAAAGCATTTTTAGAAGAAGCTAAAAAAGAAGTTAAAGAAGTTCCACAAGAATTATCATCTCAAAAAGAAGAGGTTAAGGAAGAAGTGGAATTAAGTGAGGTAAAGGAGATTGTACATTCTCCAGAAAATGTAGTAGAAAAGAAAGAGGTTAAGTTTAGTAAACCTTTATCTGCTATGACACCTCAAGAAAGAATTTATCAAATGTTAAATAATAAATAAAAATAAGAAATGGCAACAACTACAAGTATAACAACTACTTATGCAGGGGAATCAAAAAATCAAATTATCTCTGCTGCTTTATTAGCAGGAAACACTCTTGCTCAAGACGCAATCACTTTTAAACCTAACATCGTAGGTAAAGAGGTTGTAAGAAGATTAGAAACTGATGGATTAATTAAAGGTGCTACCTGTGATTTTTCAGATACTTCTACTATCACATCTACAGAAAGAATTATTGAACCTAAAGAGTTTCAAGTAAACTTAGAGTTATGTAAGACTGATTGGTTTAATGATTGGAATGGTTATCAAATGGGTGGTTCTGCTCATAGAAATATGCCTTCTACTATTCAAGAGTATATCTTACAGTATGTAGCTGCTAAAGTAGCACAAACTAACGAGAACTCTATTTGGTCGGGTGTTGATGGTGCAGACAATTATGATGGTTTCGCTACTTTATTAGCTGCTGACGCTAACTTACCTGCTGCGAACGAAGTAACAGGAACTACTGTAACTTCTTCTAACGTTATCGAGGAAATGGGTAAAGTATATGCAGCTATTCCAAAGGCATTATTTGGTTCACCAGAACTTTCTTTATACGTTTCACAAGATGTTTATAAGCATTATGCAATCGCTTTAGGTGGTTTTGCATCAGGAGGTCAAGGTGCTAATGGTATCAATGCACAAGGTTTAAACCAAGCATTCCAAGGATTACAGTTTGCAGGTGTAAACGTATTTATGGCAAATGGATTACCTGCTAACACTATGATTTTAGCTGAAAAGTCTAACTTATGGTTTGGTACTTCTATCGCTTCGGATTGGAATGAATGTCGAATTTTAGATATGTCTGATTTGGACGGAAGCAAAAATATCAGAGTAATAATGAGATTTTTAGCAGGCGTTCAGTATGGCGTTGCAGAGGATATCGTAACTTACGGAATCGTAAACGGGGCTAACTAATAATTAGCTTTTAATAAAAACTATAAGGGTAGGTAGAGTTATCTACTTGCCCTTTTTTAATTAACAATAAAAAAATAATAAATAATGGCTTGTGATATATCAAGAGGTAGATTAGAACCTTGTAAAGACAAAGTAGGTGGTATCAATAAAGTGTATTTTGTAAACAACGGAGATTTAGGTGCTATTACTTACGATGCAACAGATACCGATGTTATTGACACTGTAGCAGGAACACCATCTGCTTATGAATTTGAAGTAAGAGGTGCATCTTCTTACACAGAAACACCTACATCAAGTAGAGAAAACGGAACAACATACTTTGAACAAGTATTAGAGTTACAATTACCACAATTAAGTAAAGAAGACCACCAGACAATCAAATTATTGTCTTACGGACATCCTCACGTTATCATTGAAGATAACAACGGAAATTTCCTTTTAGCAGGATTAGAGTACGGAATGGATGTTACAGGAGGTTCTATTGCTACAGGTAGTGGTATGGGAGAATTTAACGGTTATACATTAACCTTTACAGGAATGGAAAAAGTACCTGCAAACTTTTTAGCAGACACATTATCAGCAGTTGGATTTACTGTTGTACCTGGTGCATAAAGATTTCTTTTACTTCCAGTTCGTTTTAACCTAATAGTATATCCAATACTTTGTTATCGCTGTCATACAGATTGCATTAGATTCAATTCCTCAAGCGAGATCCTTTTTGTTGTAGGCAAATCCTGCCCACCGATCTTTGTAGACTGACCAATGGACTTTTCAAACGTCAGGAGCTGTCTCCTGCTCATCACCTTGGTGGCAGTGAAGGGCGATGCAGACTTATCATCGTTTTCCATGAATCGGAATGGACTTGCCAATAAGTCAATTATTGAGGACATGGTGGTGAACCCGTTTGGCTCCGTCAGCCTCATTGAGCAGCAGGAAGAGGCCGATTTCAAACCCGGCAGTTCAAAGCTAAATCCTAGGGCAATGTGTGCACTTCTCAAATTGGGAACAGAACAGACCGATAATAATGACAATAGTGAATCGTACAAATGCCTGATTGAACAAAGTTGTACACCAAACGGGAAGCAGCAAGATAATCAGCTGCAAGCTGGTCTTTGCAAATACATTTCCACCCTGGACGGAAATGAGGCTGCTTGGATGACAGCGTACCGGGAAGAAAATTGCAAGGAAACGTCCAGCATGGCAGAGGAGATCGATATGGAGATCAATTACTCATCAGAAAATGCAAGTCAAGATGCGGAGAAGGAAAGCGTTGAGTGTTACCCATTAACTCCTGTGATGAAGTGCGAGCTCTATGAGCTGGGAATGAAGGGGAACTTCAAGAAGACTACGCAAAACAACTTCACATCGAAGTTCAACAGGTTCTGCTCAACACAGGGGAAGGCGCTCTATTGCAATCAAACCACGAAAACTCTGGACCTCGATCGAAACCTGAAAGATCACTTGTTCAAGGGACCGCAGCAGCACCTCTTCAGTATCTACGCTGACTTCTGTCTACCAGAGGAAAAGCAGGTTGCAGAGGAAGCTATTGCGAGCTTCGCATTCGAGCACGGGTACACCAAGGTTGATCTTCCAGGGAACCCCCATCATCTGGTTGATGCATCTCAGCAAGTCAGCAATGCCATAGCGCAGGAAAGCACAGCTGTAGCGCAGCAGAATCAGGAATTCAGCAAGCAGAGCAGCAAGGTGGCAGCAGAGTCCCCTGCACATTATCAGCAGGTTGCACAAGAGGAGAAAACGATGGTTCAAGCAGCAAAGGCAGCTGCCTTGAACAAAGTCCATGTTTCTCAGGCTGCTCAATCACCAGAAAGGAAAACTCGCCAGGCCCAAGACATAAACATTGTTGCCA